GTCCATGAAGGCCCGACAGTATTCAAAATTGCCATCCGAAGGGGCTGAGGCGAACTCCTTCAGCGCCGACCAGGTACCAGCCGGCACATCACCCCCATCACCGTATATCAGGCTCCACAGCTTGAAATTGCTCGATGAATCCTTCCCGGTGACCAGAAGATTCCAGTCTCCGTCGTAAACCGCGGCCACACCGGACAAAGCGCCGGTGCTCTTATCCCAGGCCGCTTTTGCCTGCCAGCTCCCGCCGACACGCTTTTTGACATAGAGGGTGGCCTGGTCAGCCAAGAAGATAGCTAAATCGCCATTGGGCTTATAAGCCGCCGCCAGTCCGTTAATGGCTGTGGTGGGCGAATAGTCAATAAGCTCCGGGCTACCCCAGCTGGCACCATTATCCGTACTTTTGATGCGCCGGATTTCCCGATTCGCGTTTATCCAGAAGATAGAGACCTCGGCACCCTGGGAAGCCGCCGCCACGACCACGCAGTTGTACTGGTCAGTGTAAGTCCAGACACTGAAATTGGAGGAAGGGCCAGGATTGGCCACTCTCTGCCGGTATAGTTTGCGACCATCAGCCGGCGGAGTTATTCTGGCTCGAATCAGCGAGCCATCACCGGGCATGGTCAGGGCATGGAAGTAATCATCCTCAGTGCCAGTATATAGCCTTTCCCAGTCGAGCCGGACCACGCCCGCCATCTTGTTCTTGGCTTCCACCTTAACATAGGGAGTATGAGTGACCGCCTTCTGCGCCGCCAGTAGTGTTGAGCTTAGACTCCGCATTGTTTTTCTGTGTCCTTCATTTGATTTAGTCCCTGGTCAGGGATGTATTCCTTGCCCCAGAAAAGGTGACCGGCAATGTATCCCAGGGCAAAGACCAGCCAGCCTATCAGAATGCTTTTCCAGCTGAAAACGTGCCCTAGCCAAATCCCCAGACTCACCAAGCCAACTATCCAGAAGAACTCCCAGTCATTCCAAGCATCCCTGATAATATAAGTCCAGGGACGTCCCCCTAATTTACTCCAAAGGGAACGATAAATTTTTTCTAGCATCTCTTAATTGCCTCTCTAGCCGCCTTATTCTTTCATCAGTCCACCTTTCTATATTAGAGCCGCTAGAGTATCGGGTAGAGGCTTACCTGCCTCCCGGTAATGGGCAGCTAAGTGTTTGGCTGCCTGAAGAATTTGCTCCGGGCTGGCATCTACTCTCTGCCCACGGTAACCCCCGGGTGATAGAGCAGCTACGGCCGCCGGCATCCGCTCCCAGTCAACCGTCTGCTCAATATCAAGCCTCCCCCGCAAGGCTCTGAAGATGCTCCTCTTATGATGAGGTAGCTTCCAAGTCTCAGGGTTTTCTGGATCTCCGACAATAGCAAATGCCTCTTTGGGTAAGCCCTCTTTCGTTTTGGGTAATCCCTCTCTTACAGTCATATCTACCTCCTGACTAAGGTCCATAATCGGTCGTCTGTGACACGACGGGATAGTACGGCTGGTATAGCGAGCGGACCCTGACCCGGTTGCGCCGACTCAGCCGCCTCAACTCCGACCGGAAGTAAGCTAGTTTCTCTCTGCCCCAGGTCAAAAATTCTTCCGGAGTCATGGTGCCACCGACATTGACCCGGTTAACGGTATACACTGCCCACTCCACCGCCGCGTAGCCACCGGCACCAACGACAATTAAGTCTTCGTGCTTGGCTGGGATAGTGGAACCGCTGGCATCCAGGGTGTGGAGTTTACCATAGTAGATATAGGCGTTTGAGCCATCAGGGACTTCATCACCCAGAAGAGTCAGCGTATTCCCCCACAGGGCAAAGCGCTGGAATCGCCGGGGAAACTTGTCCACCGGGTACTCTACGGCTTCCACCATGACGCGGTCGGTTACCGTTGAGATATCAATCTCCCGGGAGCCAGCCGTGGTCGCCTTGACCGCCTTCTGCTCATTGGGAATAGCTTCCGAGAAGTCTTTGACCGCATGAGCGATGTGTCGGTCCAGCTCATCGTTAGTCCAGCGGTAGTTACTTGCATCCTCGTCATGAAGGTCGCGCCGGACGATGGCTCTCATCTCAGTTAGATTCATATCAACCTCACCCCCTTGTTCCCCCTCTACCTAAGAAAGGAGAGGGAGAGATGATTTTTCAAGGGAGGCCTCGCCTCTCTTGCACTCTACCTTTCCCGGTCCTTCCGAAGGAAGGACCGGGAAAGGTATCAAGTCGAAGACTCTTCGAGCCAGCCCACCCGTCAATTTACTCTGCCATTTGGAGTGGGGGCCTTCTAACCTCCACCCTCTCCAGCTTTTCGCAGGGCAAGCCTTCATCGTGGCGGCAGAGTTCCATCTCACAGAAGGCAATTTCTTCGTTGATTGAACCTTCATTGACACTAACCGCTTTACTGGTCAAGTTCTTGGCATAAGCCATTAAAGACCGAGCGTCGGCCTCCTTATCAAAGGCTAAGTCCAGCCTGACTCTATATTTCATTGATACCTCCACTTAGTCGCTAGGTAGTAATTCAGTATTTCCAGCGCCGTAAATGCTCTACGCAGTATAAGAACCACACCTATTAAGCCATCAAACCAGTCAGCATTTGGAGTAGTGCTGTTATTATAGCCACCGCCGATTGCCAGGTTTCTCGGTGAGTTCGCTATCCCAGTAGGTATAGTGCCACTCAACGCCCCATTATCAAGCTGGCCATTAAGGTAGACATCCTGACTAACAGCAGGAACAAAAGTACCGGCTAAGAAGTACCACCGACCAGCAGTTAGGGTTGTCTTGGATGAACGGATTGCCCCAGTGAACGGAGTAAGTGTAGAAGATAAAGTCCAGGTAACAACACCAGCCGACAAGTAGAAAGTATAAGCACGCTGATTTCCAGCTGCATCAAATTTAGTGGCAATGGTATCATTACCAACAATGGTATCAGGTTTACACCAGGACAGTATACTGATTCCCCCAGTTATCTGTAGTGAAACCGGATTACCACAGCCAACACAGTCATCTACTCCGTCAAAGTCCCTGCCTCTTGGTGTCCATAAAGCACCAGTCGCCGTACACAAGTGCCCATACGCATCCTTTGACATAAAGGAAGCACCGTCCAGCTTATAAAGAGGCAAATACAAGACAAGGCTGGGGTCCTTCTTAGGAAGGATAAAATCTCGCGCAATCTTCATTGTTTACCTCACGAGGTAACATAGATTACCTTGACATAGCTTGAGTTCTTGGTCTTACCGACGGCATTATTGGTAGTGCCGTTGGATTTAACTAAGACCTGGATTTCAAAGGGAATGTCGTTAAAATCAGCTGTAGGCTTAAACCGGCCACTGTAGGTCTTCTCCTCGTAGGTAGTCCCAGCACTGGCGTTAGTAACCTCAGTCATAAGGTCAACCCATGTTCCCCCAGCGTTTCTTGCCTGGACTTTACCCACAGCCTTGTCAGTAGCACCATCGCATTTCTGCGCCCAGGTAATTCCGAACTCAAACTCAATCACTTTACCTAACTTCGGTGGGTTAATCAGAACAGATTCCACCGTCCTGTAGGTGTTTGTGGTTGAGGTTGCCTCGGCGCTCCACTGGACGCCATCCGCAGTCAGGTTCCCCTTGGCCAAGGGGTGTTCAATATGTTCAATTACTGCCAGTGCCATAGTTTCACCTCCTTAGAGGAGGGGGCTATCACCCCCTCCCCCGGTTTTACTTTAATCCTGCACACCAATCAAAGCCGCCGCCTTCACTGAGGCGAACAGGGCCAATGAGACATACCACTTAATCCTGGTCCGGGTGGCATCCTTGGTTTCCAGTGAGCCGACTCGCTCCACGGTAAGATACCCCGGTGCCGTCAGGCCACAAAGCGCGCCTTCCCCGAACTGAACGGTGTAAATGGTGGAGCATGTGCCGCCCGTAGTCCCCGTTTCCACCCCGCCGCTGACCACATGCGTGTCCAGTATCCAGTCGTTAACGCCCAGAGGTATGCCATCCCATAACTGGATGAAATTGCCCCACTTATCGCGGTCGGTCTCCATCATGCCACCGGCCGCTCTGACCAGAGCGTTTATCTTCCGCCGGGAGCGCCGGCTCATCAGCAAGATACCCGGCTTGCCCCCTTTGACCGCGTCAATGAGCTGGTCCAGCAGAGAGAGAGTGAGGCTCGCGCCACTCGGCCCGGCCGCAATAACCTGGCTGCCAGCCGTGGCGGTATCAATCAGCTTCCTCAGGCCATCAAACTGCTTCGGACTAGTCGTAGCATTACCGTAGATAAAGGTGTCCTCAAACTTGTCCTTAAGCGCCTTGGCTT